TTACCGTATCTCTCTACTTCTTTTTCATACACCTCTGGTAAGAATTGTTGTGTAAATTTCATATCATCTAATGATAAATAGTTATCATTAAATAAAGTTTGTGTTGGGCGTGGCGTTAAGTGAGCTAATGCTCCTACGCTACCCGTAAATCCTCCTGCCATTTTATTATTTTTTTAATGGTTATTATTTTCGTTTTCTAATTTTAAACGAAGAAGCAGTTTTTCCGCCTGGGACTGATCTAACCTTCCAACCGTTAGGAGCATCGACTTCTTGATGAGCCCCTCTAGGGTTCATATCGATGTTCTTAGCTTTTGATATGGAATCTTTCATTGCATCAGCTTTGCCTTGCTCATAAAAGTGATTAGCAATCTTGTCAGCGTTCATAGCCGTAAATAGAGACTTATGGTAACCACCAGCATCAGACATTTCATTTTTATCGTTCAAGAACTTCTTGACAAAATTATTAATGTCGCTTTGATTACTCTTAACAGATTCTACATCATTAACGTTGTACCTAAATTTTTTATCTCCAACAGTGAAATCAAAACCTTTGAAATCTTTTGAAAATAATTTTTGAGTCTTTGTTCTAAATGCAGACACCTGTGTCTCAGCTAATTTGCTAGCTTCCTCATTTTCTTTTGTATATCGGTTAAAGAATTCAACCGCTTTCTTTTGTTCAGGGTTCAATCTAGACCCTGCTTTAATTTCTTCGTAATACTTAGTCTTTAATCCGTCTAAGTAATTTTTAGCTTTAGCTAGTTCCTCTTTATGAGCAATTTGCTTTTTTCTTACCTCTCTCTCCTCGTCTAACTCTTGATCATACGCGAAAGTGTCTTCCATTAAGAAGCTTATCTCTTCGGAGTTCAAGTGAGGTTTTGTTGTTTCGTAATACTCTTTAAGGAGCTGCGTTTCACTTAAAGACGTGTAGTCTGTGTTAAGTTTAACATAATCTGACAAGCTGCCGCCTGTTTCATTCATGAATTCAACAACCTTTTGTATATTTTCAGGTAATTCAATTCCCGCATCAACCTCTATTAAAGCCTGCTCTACTTGCTCCTCAAGCTCTTCCGCTTGCTCTTGCACCTCTTCATCTGTTATTTCTTGAATAATAGGTTGCTCGATTGCCTCTGTAACTTCTTTAACCTCTTCGCTAACCTGTTCAACAGGAGCTTCCTCGTTTACTGGTTCTTGTTCAGCTGGAGTTTCTTCAGTAGGTTTATTTAGCTCGGCTAAGTTTACTTTAATTACGCCGTCATCAACGGTCATTGGTCCAACAGGACTCTGTTCCACCACTTCTTCAGTGGCGGTTTGGTTTTCTAGTTCTTCTGACATGATAAAATATTATATAATTATTACTATTATTATTACTTAGGATCAAAATTACCTAAGCCGAAATCCCCGCTAAGTATGTCGTTTCCTGCGGATTCAAAGTTTTTAGGAGGTAAATCGTTTTTTCTTTGGTTTATTAATTCACTTTGTTGTGAAGCCTGTATCTTTGTTCGATCATCTTTTCTGTCTTCTTTTTCTTTTATTTCGGACTTTTTACCAGATACTTCTAAGCCTTTAAGCTGCATGTTCATTTGAAACTCTAACTGCATAAGCTCTTTTTTCAAAGCTGCTTCTTGCATTAATTTTTGAGTATCTATTTGGGCTTTAGCTTGCTCTAAGCTTATTTTTTGTTGCATAAGTGCCTCACCTTTCTGTACTTCAGCTTGAGCAGCTACCTGCTGGGCTTGAGCATTTGCTTGGGCTTGTGCTTGAATATTTTCTTGTTGGATCTTTTGATCTTTCTTTTGCTTTTGATCTCTCCTTATTTTTAGCAATTGATTAGCTAACTTAAGATTCTTTATCTCTCTAAGATCTATAGCGTCTGATAAATCAATCATACCCGCCTGAACAGCTACTTGTATATTGTTTTCTAACATTGCTTTTTCCTCTTCGTCAGGCGAAAGTTGTATAAATATACCAAAATCATATAAATATAGATCTGCCATTTCTTGCAATACAGCTACATTTTGATTACCTATCTTATGTATAAACGCTTGTCTTGTAGGTGAGTATTCTATAATATCAGATATCCTTAGCGATAACCCCTCGCATAAATCTGCAGTTATAAATAAGCTTCCGTTTAATATATGCCTTGTTGCGGTGTTTGAGTTAGCCGCCGCCATCTTCTGTACGCCTACCAATGCTCTTGCGTCTGGAGTACTGCCATCTCTTGCTTCATTAAGCCCCGTTACATCTCTTATCATTTGTAAATAATAATTGTATGTAGTTATTAAGCTTTGTAGTTTTGCTCCGCCTGACCCTGATTGTATTTCCTGAATAGGAACTTTACCTGGGTTCATATCGCCTTCTTGAGTGAAGCTTCTGCCAATTACCGATCCAGTTTGAAAAAACATATTTAATGCTTCTTGCGGATTGTAATTTGTACCGTTACCTAAATCAATCTCAGCTAAACCATCTGCGTCTAAATAAACTCCATCTGGAACCATTCTAGACATGACTTGTTGTAATTTCAAGTGGGTAAGCTGAATCATGTCCGCAAATCCTGTTATTCTTGAAACTAAACTTTCAATACGCCCTTTGTACATTCTAGGAGCAACAATACTGTAATTCATTTTTACTTTAGTATAATCACTTTTGGGTCTTATCATGTTAGTAGCTAACTCCCATTTAAGAACCCTACCTCCTAAAATTTTAACCCCTTCGTATAAAACCTCTAAAGACTGAGATATCTTTTCAATCTTATGATCCTGCATTATCTGTTCAGGTGGATTAAACTGATCGTCTTTAGGTATTATTTTAGATGCCCCTGTTGCCAGTTCTTTTACTTTGTACACTTCATTTGTGTAAGTCTTGTAGTTAAAATACAACACTTGTACGGTATTAGCGTCATCGCCATTGTCGTTATTCAAAGTTCTGTCATAAAAGCCATTTGCTTTGTATGATTGCTGAGACAATTGACCAAGATCTTCGTTTGTTAAATAAGGGAATTGCTTTTTTAATTCATTTATATGCACACTCTTAACTTCACCTACGTAATATATATCGTCAAAATACGGTGAATCAGTGTATGACCATACTAGGTTAGTAGGATCTACATAGTCTACAACTACTCCTTCTGATTTGCTAAATGTGTTTTTAACGGCGCCTATACCTATAGTAGTTAGATCATAGTTGCATCGTCTTTTAGTTAAGTCGTATTTATTACCCTCTAGTAATACATTTATAGCTTGCTCTTCAGCTATTTCAACTTGCTGCTTATAAGTAAGTTGCATGTGAACCTCTAACTCTTCTTTATTTCTAGGTACAACGTCAGGAGCATTTTCGAATAAATTAACCCCAAATTCTTTTCTTACAAACTCGTTTAGATCTTTTGTTTCCATGTCTCTTATTAGAGACTCCATATATCTAGTTCTTTTTTCAACACCAAATGGGTCTTGAGAATAAGCTTTAACATCAAATGATCTCTCAGATATACCGTTAACAACAATATCAACAAATTTAGGAACCACTGGTACAGGTTTCCAATCTAAATTAAGATAAGATAAATCTCCATTTATAGATAATTCATCTTTATATTTTTGCACAGGTTGTTCACCTCTTGCGTATAACCTTAAGTTATGAAAAGTGTTTTGATTACTTCTGAATCTACCAATACCGTTATCCGAAGAGAACCACTCGCTTTCAATAGCATTACCGATTTTCTTGCCATATTCTAATGACATTTTTTCTTCATCGCTTGCTACTTGACTCGGAAAATAAGATTTTATAACTGACTCAGCCATATATTTATTTTTCTATTAATTTCGAAAATGCACCGCTATTGGTGTATTTAGCTATTTTTAAATTTAACTTTCTTTTTTGCATTTGTGGAACCGGCTTATATAAATTTTTATTGCAAGCCATTATAGCTAAACCTGAACTTATAGCTGCATCAAACTTTGTTCTTTTATTTATATCGAATTTAGCCCAATCGTTTAAGGTTTCGTTAAAATACATATTGCCATATTGGCCATCTGATTTTAGCCCTATATATTGATCTATATATGATTCTATAGCTGCAGCGTGTGCTTGTTTTATGTCTTCACTTGAATTAGGTATTCCCCCTATTTCTTTTTCTGCTACAGATAGTTTATTCCATATCTTATCCGGCCTATTCATTGAGTATCCTCTATACCCTCTTCTTTTAAAATAATATAAAAGACGCGGTTTATTGTTTTCGCACAGTAGAGGCATACCGTAAAACACACAAGCCATTAGCACGTCTTCAAAAAACATTTCAGCTGTTTGAGGTCTTGCTACATATTCTAAAAAGAAAGCATTAGGTGGGTGATCTTCTAAACTAAACTTAGTCAATCCATGCAAAGCACCTTTAGATCCCCTACCGTCTGTTGTTCCGGATATATCATAACTGTCACATCCGAATGCACCTATATGTTCATTACCTGGTGATTTTCTGCCGTTCTTTATAAATTGATTATTCTGGACACTGGCTGAAGGTATCCAACTTACTTTAAACCTTCCGTTCGGATTTGGCGTAAACTTGACTTTACTGTCTTTTATGCCATTTTCCCAAGAAAAACTACCAGTCGTAACTACCGCTGAATTAGCTAGGTCTTCATTGTAATCTATTTGTTCGTATATTTTAACTAAATTAAATATACTGTTTTTTGTTTCATCTCTAAAGGCATGCTCCTCTGTTCTAGGAAACTGTCTATAAAACTCATTCAGAGCATCCTGGTCGCCTTTTAATCCTTCGGCTTCATTATTCCAGTGCTCAACTACTCCGATGTCAATAACGTCTCCATTGTGGTCCTCACAATGTTCTGATGGTGTATCGAAGACAGGCATTCCAAAAGAATCAATGAATCCCTCGTAATTCCATTCCATAGGAATGAACAAAGAATAGAGTCCTGACTTGGTTTGTCCATTTCTATTTCTTTGGGAAACATCAGAATCATTATATAATTTTTTAAAGTTTTCTCCTCCTTTATCTAAAGCATTTGATGTTGAACCCATCATACACTTACCAATAACTCTACTACCTAATCTTAATGTTGTTTTTGTGACCCTCCAGTTGTTGAGGATGTTGTCCGGCCTTTCCCACTTCCCCGATTCATCATGGACGAGGAGTTTAAGTTTTTCTCCATCATAGGAGTTGTCCCCCGTGTTCTTCCAGTCGATCGTGGTATCAAGACCCTCGAGGAGTTCCTGATCTTGTTTATTCTGTATAGATTTTCTAGTGAGTCTACTGGCTGGGATTCTATAGGCAAGTTCAGTCTTTGGCCTGTCCATACCGTCCTGGATCGGTTTGAAGAAGAACGGGTAGTTAACGGAAATTGGTACAATCTTATCTGTGAACATTTTTTTAGCATCGGAACCAGATTTGGACAATAGGCCGAACCGTGAATCCGAGGATATTGTCGCAAGGTTAACCGTTTCAGCTGAGGACATAAAAGAGAATCCCGATCTACGGTTTTTAAGATAGCACATTCCATAAGAACGTCTATCTGCTTTGCAAGCTTCCCAGAATATGAAGAATAATCTGTTTGCCTCTCTAAAGTCTGGTCTCCCAACATCAATCTTGGACCACTGCAGGTACATAAAGTGAGTACCAGTAATGTAAGTGCCCACGCCTTTATTATTAAACCAATGGCCTTCGTCTCTGTATTTGAATTGTTCATCTATATAAGGTTCCCATTTTTCCTTAAAATCATCCGGATAATCTCTCCAGTCGAATACGCTTTGTATTTGCTTTAGCTCTGCCGGGTACTCCTCTGGCGTCCACTCAGTATTTGCTTTACTGATTTTAGCTGGGGTTTTAGGTAAAGCTATCTTAAGGTTTTGTATATTGTATATTTCGCCGATCTTTCCCGTTTTACTTATAACAACAACGTCGTGCTCTTTGTTGTATCCGTATGCCCACTTATTAGCTTTGTTAAGCCTAGAGATTGTAGTCTCTTTTATAGGGGTTATTACGCTGTATAGATTTTGCTGATACATTATCTTGA